TGTACGGTTTCCCATGTCTGGTCGTCGATAATGGCGGGATGCGCGTTCTCGTGGATAATCCACTCGTCTTCCGGCTTTACATATTTCCGATGGTCTTTGTATGACCGGCTTGTCTTGCGGTTCAAAACCGCTGCGCCGGTGTACTCCCTATTTGAGAGAATACCAGCGATAACGCTTGTGTGCCACATAGTGTCTGGGCGCTTGGGAATGTGCTTCGGTGGCACTCCGTCGCGTTCCGATTTGTAGATTTGCGGGATTTTCAGACCGCGTCTACTGAGTTCCTGCGCGATGTACTGAGGTCCCATGCCGTCAACGCACATTTTAAAAATGTCTTTGACAACGTCGGCAGCAGGCTCATCGACCGCCCATACGAATTTGTCCGCGTCGGACGGCTTGTAACCGTAGGGTGCGACAGAATTGGAATGCTGCCCATTTTGCGCTTTTGCTTTGAACACAGCGCGTATCTTCTTCGAGGTGTCGGCAACGAACCATTCATTGAACACGTCTCGGAAGATGGACATGATGTCAAAACCGTTGGCGGTGTCGAGGTTGTCGTTGGCGGCGATAAGGCGAACATCGAACTCATCGAAGGTGCGTTTGAGCAGCCCAACCTCTATAACGTCACGTCCGATACGACTTTGGTCTGCTTGTGTGAGAAAAAGACTAAAAAATATAAGCTTCAGAGGAAGTCCCAGAGCGCGAATTTTGGGACTTCCTCTGTACTTTTTTATGTAGTTTCATAGGCATCGCCGAACACATCGCTGAACTTCCAGTGGATTTCAATATGCTTATCTGCAAACACATAGATTGCTTTTACAAAGGCGTGAGCTGATTCATGGGTCAATGTCGTTTCTCCGAAAAAACTATTGCAAGACTTTTCAAAGGCTGTCTCGTGCTGTGAATTTGTCGCTTCCAGCTCGGCAATTGCGGCCTCCAATGTGGTGCTTTCTGCGGCTGTGGTGGCCAGCGTTTCATCAATAGCGGTCTTCTGCTCAAGATAACAATTCTTTGTTATCTCGCCGCCCGTGTACTGCTCATAGAGCTTCAGCTTCAACTTCTTTCGCTTCTCGGATTGTGATTGAAGGCTGGACAACAGTGATAGCTTTTCCTCGATGGATGTTTTCTTCCGTCGTTGCAATTCCTTTGACGTAGGCTGCTTGGAAACAGCCGCTTGTAGTAGCAAAGAAATCGCGTCGAACACGACTTTCTCAAGCTCCTGTGAATGGCATATGATCCCTTTTGGGCAAAGACCATTGGGGTCAGTCTTAGAGTATGGACAGTAAAAACCCTTACGCTGTTTGTCATAGGTCATGGCTCTGCCGCAGCTCCCACAGCGAACCAATGAGCGAAGCGGATACATCGAGACGTTGAGCACATCGGCATTTCTAACTTGCTTCTGCTTGCGGATGATAGCCTGCGCCTTGTCGAAGTCATCCTTGGAGACAATCGCCTCGTGCATATTCTCGGCAACAATCCAGTCCTCCGGCAGTTGCTTTTTCACTTGCTTGCTGAGAGGAACGACGGTCTTACTGACATGGCCTACCGTTGCTCCGGTATAGGTGAGCTTCGTCAGGATATTGTATACAGCAGCGTAGCTCCATAACAGCTTATTCGATGAGCCGCCAAACTTGCCGGTTCTGGGATGGTTTGCAATGAAATACTGTGACGGAGTGGGTATGCCCTCGGTGTTGAGCTGCTTGGCAATGTCTGTCACCCTCACGCCTTTGATCGCCATTTCATATATTCGACGCACGACCTGCGCGGCCTCCGGGTCAACAGCAAGCTTATTCCGTACCGTGGGATGTAACACATATCCGTATGGCGCGTAGTTGCCGACATACTTTCCTTGCTTCATCATCTGAATTTTTGCAGTGGTTGTTTTCACAGATAAGTCCTTGCTGTAAGCGGCATAAACAATGTTTCGCATGACCACATCCAAGCCGCCGGTCGTGCCCTTATAATTATCGCTGTCGTAGTTGTCGTTGATGGAAATAAAGCGGACGCCGAGGAACGGAAACAGGCATTCAAGGCAGTCGCCAATCTCAATGTAGTCTCTGGAAAACCGTGAAAAGTCCTTTACACAAATAAGATTGTACTTGCCCTTTTTGACCTCCGCCATCAGTTCCGAAAAGGCGGGACGGTTGGTGTTCGTGCCGGTGAAGCCGTCATCACAGAACTCCGTCCTATGAAAACCGGACAACTCCGTGTGCTTATCAAGATAACGATTTATCAGACTGCGCTGGTTAACAATGCTGTCACTCTCGGTCTTGCCATAGCCCGTATCTTCATCTGCCATGGAGAGGCGGATGTAGATTGCGATGTTGTATTCTTTCACGCCGATTCCTCCCCACAGATTTCTTGAAGGTACTCGCCCGTCAAGACGAATACGTCATGGTATTTCATAAATAACTCAATGCTGCCGTCCTCACAGATGACGATGTGGTCAATAGCCATATCTGCAAGCTCTTTGGTGAGGGTGCTGGTCTCCTGCAAGCCCTTCATAAGCGTGATCCATTTGTTGTCGGAGGAAAGGGTCTCGGCGTAGCTGTTTCGCCTTTGGACAAGCTCGTCCAACTGCCGATTCAGCATTTCCCATTGCTCATCATAGGTGCTCTTTGCGAACTGGTATTCTTCTTCGTTCAGTATCCCGTCCGCGAAATCCTCATACAAGCGGGTACGCTTGCTGCCTACGCCGCGCAGCTTTAAGTTGACGCTGTTAATGGCGTAGCTCATTTTTGCGCGTAGCTTCTTGTCTGCCTCGTTATCACGCAAGCCCTCGATTATTTGCTCGTAGTCCAGTGACGTCTGTATTTGAAGCTGTAAGGCTCCCAGCACCTTTTCATTCAGCAAGTCTTGTCGAATACGGTGAGCGGTACAGCGTGCAGCGCGTCTTCCCACATAAGTGCTGCACTCATAGGCAGCATACCAGCGTCCACGTTTGTCCTTATCAATTTTGTGCCGGTGGAAATACATACGCTTCCCACAGTCAGCGCAGAATATTTTGCCGTCGAACAGGTCTACAAGGCTCTCCCGCATGGCACGTGATGCCTCCATTTTTTGCTTGCGCTCCTCGGATGCCTGCTTCATCATGTGCTGCACAGCGTCGAAGTCCTCGCGTGACACCAGCCTCTCGTGGGCGTCTTCGGCGACATACCACTGTGCGCGGTCTTTCACCTGAACTTCTTTCATGCCGGCATAGACAGATTGCTTTGAGCGGCCAACCGCCTTATCACCAGCATAGGCCGGATTTCTGAGAATCTCAAATACGCTGCTTCGAGACCAGCATACGGTGTTCACACCGTCCATGTTGCCCTCCGTGCGCTGTAAGGTCTCAGGGATTGGAGCACCGGCATCATCAAGGAGCGTCAGCATTGTTGACAAAGACGCTCCCTCAAGCTTCCACTTGAAGATGTCCCTCACAAAAGGGGCTGTTGCTTCATCGGGGATTATCTGTGTTCGTTCCTCATTCCAACAATAGCCATACGGGAGCTTACGCCAGCGAAAGCTCCCGTTCTCCATTTGAATACGCAGAGCCGTGGAGACCTTACGGGAGATATCCTTTGAATAGAGATCATTTATAAGATTTTGCAGGGGAATCATCAGCGATTCGTTGGAGCCGTCCGTGGCAAAGGTGTCGAACTGCTCCTTGACGGAGATAAAACGCACATCCAGCTTCGGGAATATTCGTTCCAGATAGGTTCCGACCTCAATATAATCACGTCCGAAACGGCTTAAATCACGTACCACCAGGCATTTGATGCTGCCGCTTCGTATATCGTCCATCAGACGGTTGAACGCAGGACGGTCGAACACAGTCCCGGTTTTTCCGTTGTCTGAATAGACGGACTGTAAGCTCAGATAGGGACAGGTTTTTATGTATTCGCGGCAAACGTCAATTTGATTCTGGAGTGCTGCGCCATCATCGTCCTTGCCACTGTTCTCCACCGACAGACGGGCATAAATCGCAGTCGGGAAAATCTGTGACGGCTGTACTATTTCCTGTGGTTCAGCTTGTATTTTTCTGCTCTTTCGTGCCATTGGTTTTTCCCCCTTATCCTACGTTTTTACGCTCGTCATCGAAGCTTGCGGCGTAAGCCGCAGCCTGTTCGTATTCATCGCGGTATTTATAGAAGATTTCCACCACGTGATTTTCATGGACAATGATTTTATCTACCAGCGCCATGAGGACGCGGCGGTTCAGCTCATCTATGTTCTCATACTGCCGGAACAGTGTGACCCAGTTCCGCTCAGCAATGCCAGTGGCAAGCGTATCCTTGTATTCACGCTGCACTCTGGTGAGAGCTTCTTTTTTCTGCGCAATCGTCTTGGTGTAGGTATCTCGGAACTCCATGTATTCAGATTTATCAATGACACCATCGGAGAGGTCTTCGTACAAACGGAGCTTCAGGCCCTGACAGCGTTCAATTTCTTCCTCAATCTTGGCTATCTGCGCCTCGTAATTAAAGACGCGGCGGTCTGCGGACGGAAGTCGGTCGATGTACGCCAGAGCTTCATCCAGCCGTAGCACAATCTCTATCTGGTCATGGAGAGCATGGAACACAACTCGCTCCAGCTCCTTTTCGCTGACGCTGTGGGAACTGCACTCCCGCCGTTTGGAAGCAGCACAGATGTAATAGAGATACTTCTTTGTTCCGGACGGAACGGTCTTGCGAACCATAGACTGCCCGCAGTCGCCGCAATACAGAAAGCCGGAAAACAGGCTTGCGGATTCTTCATCGCTGGCAGAACGACGGTCGCGTCCCAGCATTTCCTTAACTGCCGTAAAGTCAGAGTAGGACACCAGCGGCTCATGGGCGCTTTCAACCTTTACCCATTCACTTTCGTCTTTGTCCTGAATTTTCCTGACCTTGTAGTTTGGCGTACCGCGTTTACCCTGTACCAGAACGCCGATATAGGTCTCGCTTGTGAGAATCCGGCGAACAGCCATATATGACCAGAGCGCAACCTCATGGGATTTGAATAGGGTCTCATATTTGCTGCCTTGAGAGAGCTTATATTCCATAGGTGACAGAACACCCATGGAATTGAGCCGATCGGCTATCCTGCCGATGCTCAGCCCATCCTTGTACATGGTATAGATAGAGCGGACTATCTCACCGGCATATTCGTCAACGATAAGTCGACTCTTATCATCGGAAGCCTTCACATACCCGTATGGCGTGAACGCGCCAACATACTCACCCTTGCGGCGTTTCACATCCAGATTGGAGCGTATCTTCACGGAGATATCCTTGCAATAGGTGTCGTTTATAAGGTTCTTGAACGGAATGATAAAGGAATCTGATTGCGGATTGCCGGTGGCGGTATCATAGGTATCGTTGATTGCTATGAACCGAACGCCGAGCTGCGGAAAAATCTTCTCTAAGTATCTGCCGCCTTCAATATAGTTTCTCGTGAAGCGGCTCAGGTCTTTGCATACGATACAGTCAATTTTGCCGTCGCGGATTGCCTGCTCCATGCGGCGGAAGTTTGGACGGTCAAATGAAACCCCAGAGAACCCGTCATCCACAAATGTGTCGCATAACTCCAGCTCTGTGTGTTGAGCTATATACTCCTCGCAGATGGATTTTTGGCTTACAATACTATTTGATTCGGCTTTATCGCCGTCATCGCGAGACAGGCGAGCGTAGATGCCTGTCCGGTAAACGCTTTTCAGCATGATGCACCTCCAAATATGTTTTTACATAATTGTATTCACCGCCTTTCTTCCTGACAAGGATGTCGCCTTACAGCCCGGCAAGGTATGCCTGAACGCAGTCGTTGATGCTGACGGACGTATCGGCAAAACGGGAAATAACGACGGTTTTTCCGTCAAGATAGCAGCGTGGGTCAATTTGGCGGAGCAACGAAGCAAGGCGCTCCTGCTGTGTAGCTTTGGGGTCGAGCTTTACGCTGCTGCGCTGGACGAGGAGGCTGCGGTCAATACTTTTGGGGTCAATAACGTTCATATCAAATGCTCCTTTCCGCGGGGCGGTTGTTGATTCAAAGGCACAAAAATGGGCTGTCGGTATAAATCCGGCAGCCCATGACTTCTACCTTTGATGAAGTGTATGAGTGGCCTTGTGTTATCAGAACTATACCGGAACAGCATAGTCGCAGTGTAGCAAAGTCATTACGCTAAAGAGTTTTGACCGTGGTATTCGTCCTTCATGAGCTCATATGCCGCAACGTCGCAAACAGCAGCCATGTGTTCACGGTGCTTCCTCGCATTCGGGAATTCGACAGCCGTTGCCGACCGTTTGCTCAATGATATCGCCCATGTCCTGGACTTGGCATCGGCTCATCTTGCCGATGTATTTGCGGATACGCCGCTTGTCGATCGTTTTCAGCTGCTCAAGCAGTACAACGGCAGGCCCATCAAGACCACGGGCGCTTTCAACGTAATAGTGAGTTGGGAGATCTCGCCGTTTGTCGCAGCGAGAGGTGATCGGCGCGACGATGAGCGTAGGACTGAAGAAGTTGCCTGCGTTATTCTGGAGCACAACCACCGGGCGTGTGCCGCCCTGCTCGCTGCCGATATACGGGTCAAGGTTTGCGATGTAGATATCGCCTCTGCGGTAATTCCAATCATCATTCATTCGTGGGGTCCTCCTTCTTTCCTGAGCTTCTATGTGCTTTAATGCGAGAAATGCCGTCATATCCAGGTATCTCTCGCTGTTATATCTTTCTGTGTATTGCATTTTTTAGTCTCCTTTGTGTATATGTACGGCTCTCTATTTGTCCTCGACGCCCCGAGAGCTATGAGCCGAAAACCCGGCTCAGGGAATCATCAGGCGGCGGCTTGCTGACCGCTCCATAGGAATCCAACCTCCTCCGGGTTCTCCGCGGGCCGCGCCTTTCGGCTACGGAAGTATCATTATCCCCAGCGTCTGTCATTGCCGCCACCGGAAGCAATCCGGCTTTTTATCTCATGAGTGTTTTCGCTCGCTCCAAAAGTGGAGGTCATGGCGCACTTGCGAAAGCAGCTTAGGGCTCATCACCCATAACGCAGGGAACGTACCTGATGAATGATATTCAGTTTTCAAGGAGCAGCGGTTCGAGCGAACCGGAGAAAATCGAATCTCGCAATCTCGTTGGTGAGATTTGTTCTCTCACTTACCAACGGACATTTTTTTGGCGTTTGGCGGGGTATCATATAAAATTCTTTTTATATTTCTCTCGAATCGCTATGATGGTCTCAGAAACAGATTTGTGATGTAGCCCATGTGCCCGGGCATACTCTCTTACATTCATGTCACCGGCAATGCAGTAGAGATATACATCGCGCTGGTTGGGTGTAAGGAGTTGCAGAAACGCATCTTCGGTCATCTTCGTAGTCACATCATTCGTAAAGTCGCGTGGGTCAGTTATCCACGATTCTCCGAAATCCTCATTCGGAGCTGTTTCAAGACACAGAAGATTTCCAGACTGCTCAAGCTCACGGATTAAACGCTTTTCCTCGCTGCGTAGAAACTTCATTACCTCGTGGCACACCTCGCACACCTCGCCGGTTCTCTTTATTCTTGTGAAATACTTCTTTTGCTTTCCCTCGTCGGTCGTCCAAAGGTCATAATCAAATTCTTTCGGTGTCTTCATTTTTGTAATCTCCTTAAAATTTTGAATTTTGTTGAAATCAAAATTCGGAGATTACGGGTACGCGGCGATGTAGCACAACCAGTTCATTTCAAATCCTTGCCGCCCGACTGCTACTGGCAAAGGAATCTCAAAGAAAAAGCGGGCCTGTAGAAGTACGCACAGACCCGCCACACCTGACTATGGCATAGGGAATCAGAGGGTACTTCATTCGGCTGCATCGTGTTACGATGCGTGGCCTATGAGATATCCTTCGCCCTATTGCAAGTCAGGCTGTCGATATTTTGTTATCAACTCGGTCGGTATTCCGGCGTCGTTGTGCTTTCATTGTAGTGGGAAAACCTCGAAACCTGAATGTCACGCCGTGACACCCTATAACGCCTAAGAATCGGCTTCCGATTGCGTTTTACTGCCAACATGAGCAATAAAACGGCCATGTAATTGCGCACCATGACCGCTGGCAGACGGAAAAGACGCTGAAAACAGAAAAAGAGGGTGTCACGGCGTGACACCCTCCAGAGAAACTTTTTACAAAAAAATGACCGATAACATCGCTTAGATTAAGCGGTGCCATCGGTCATGGTAGATATATTCATTCGTCGAGCTCGTCAAAGCATTTGCTGAGCGGCGGGAAACCGTACTCCTGAAGACGTTGATTGAACAGAGATAGCGGTTGCCGGTACATGGTACACATCATCATCTCGCAAAGAATATCCTCTGGGCTGTTGGAGAACATGATACCGCATTTCCTCAGCAAATCCTTTTGGAGCACCGGCTCAAGCTGTAAGCCGATGCAAATCGCAAGGACGTTGTTTCTGGCAGTTTTGAATGTTGGGCTGTTTCTGAAACGCTGAATAGTGCTGAGAGAAACGCCGCTTTTTGCCACAAGGCCATCAACTGTAATCCCGCGACGCTCCATGTGCCTTTTCAGTGTTTCGTTGGGAGCCGCCGGAAGTGAATACAGTATTTCAGATAGACGCACGGCCTCAGCTTGCAGGTCGTGAACAGATGGCTGAGCATTGTCATATTCAGCGCGAGTTCCTGCTACTACGGATTCCTTTTGAAGTGTGCCCTCCTTGTAGCTGTACTCAATTCTGCTGCCCCTGATGGTAAACACAAGACAGCATTCGTCCATGTGCGCCCGTGCATAAGAGGTTAGCCGAAGTTCTCCATTGCGTCTATAAACATACTTGGACTCCGAGAGGCAGTAATGACCGTCGATATACTGATAGCTTCCGGCGCGGATGCGGTCTCGAAACGTCTGATTGGTTTCAAACAATTCCAGCGCATCCTTGAAGCCAATCGTAAAGCTCTGATTCTGGCTGAGCGCACCAGGTGTAAAGCTGTGATTATCTACATATGCGCCGTTCACAAAATTCAGTACGCCCTGTGCCTCTGAATATCCCAGCTCTATCATGCGTATCTTGGCACTCTGTTTAGAAACGCCAAAGAACGCTGCAAGATCACTTACAACATGAGCCGTCCGCTTGTCCGGTGACATATTCGGATATCTGGAACGAGATTTTGCGTACAGTTCCTTGACCTTCTGCTCTGTGGTGCTTGCCGGCATTCGGATTCGCGGTGTGAAGCGATTAGCCTGCCATTCAATCCAATCAATGGGGGATCTCATGGAGAGTGAGGTGTCCCCAATTACCGCTTCGTCAATATCCAGACTTTTGGACAATTCATACCCGGCATCAATTTGTGCCCCTGCTTTTATGCCGGGGAGAGAACAGGACAGACAGCGTATTTCCTCGTTATACAGGCGCTGTCCCAGATAGAATAACCGATGGCGATCCGCATGAATGCACTCGTGAATCAATGTGTCGTTAATAAGCTCTCGTTTCAGATTCAGATCATCGTCAATGCAGGAGGAAACGTCCACGACTATCGTGTTGGCAGATATTCGTTTCTGTTGGATTCGATTGAATTTGTCATATACCTCAACCGTTCGGTCTTCAAAATACATCTGCCCGCGGATGGCGCAATCCGCTGTTAAGCGGCAGTATTTTACTTGAAGCTTCATGCGACGGGCCAGTTCCTCGCCGTCAATGCGGCAGGGCTTGTCCAGCGCCTCTGGAAAGTACCGTGCAAGAATTTCAGCACCCTCACTGTCCAGCAGCGCCGTTCTTGTATATGGTACAAGGTAGTCATCCAGCGCCCGCCCCGGCGGTGGGGTGTTTCTGTCATATACGGCAATAAACTCAAGGCTGTTGAAGCTGAGATTGCCGGGAGACAGGTCGGAAAAAGTACGGACTCTATACCACTGTGACATGGAATCTGAAATCAGTCTCTTTCCTAAATGGTCGTAAAGTTTGAGTTCTACGCTGATAATAACATCAACATAAACCTCGTTTTCTGATTTGCGATACAAGTCAATACGCTCAATATCGGCGTTGCTTACAATTATCCGTTCCGGCTTGGGGATTTGGGCGCTCGTCTTTCCAATGGACACGCGGCCATCTTCAATCATTCTACGCAGATACCCGGTGTATTCCTGATAGTAATGCCCCATCAGGTATTCTCTAAAGGAGCCTATGACCTTTATGTTGTTGAAATACGGATTCGGGTGCAGCATCTCGCCATACGGGTCTTTTACAGCGACAAAAGGCCCCATTTCCGCAAGCGGCAGCTTGTCATAATCCTCTGCGCAAAGGAACGGAAAGTCAAAGGCTTCTCCACAAAACTGCTCGTTCGGGTGCGATGCAGGGTATGTTCTATTGTTTTCCAATTCCTATCATCTTCCTCCTTGCCGCAGGTTGAACGTGTACAGACGTTTTTTCAAAGCGACTTGATGACACGCCGCGCCACCCCTTGAATTGACATATGATGGGGATATACATCGTGATTAGCCGGATTATCGCTTTCCGCTTTTAAGAAATACTTCTTTTTAGTGCTGTCATAAGCAAGCCGCTTGAGCGTGTTGCAGTTCTCGTCATCGAGGGCGACGACAATATCCCCGACCTTTTCCCGCACATTCGTTTCGACTACGATATAATCGCCTTCATCGATACCGGCAAGATTCATAGAATCGCCTTTGGCTTTGAGTATGTAGAAATCACCATAACCAAAGATGGAAGCCGGGAGTGAAACATACTCCTGTATCTCGGCACGTTCTTCTTCCGGCGTACCGCAACGAATAGCGCCGACGATGGGAGCGTTGGAGCGATCTACGTTGCTGTTCTGAGTAATGCTTGTAACGATCTTCTTGCCATCGTAAGTGATGAGCCCCTTCTCAGCCATTTCAACGAGGTATTTGTATGCCGTACCTCTGGACACGCCGACCTCGACGGCAATCATGGTGGTAGAAGGAGAAAAGCCATGATTGGCGTAATGCTGTTCCGCGAAGTCTCTGATTTTTATCATCATATCCATGCTGCGTGCCTTCATGTCGGTCTCCTTCAAAAAATGGCAATATGAGAAGCAATCTGCTTCGTAAGCTTCATTATAATCAGATCTGCTTCCATGTCAATAGGATGCAAAGGGAGGTGCGGTAATTTCACCGCACCTCCCTGTAACTTTTTTATGAGAGCTTATTTCAACTGCTCCTGCGCCTTGTCGAGCATCTGTCTGTATTGCTCCTTTACCGCTTTCGGACTGACGATTTGCATGGCTCCGGCGAATTGGAAGACCCAAGCAAAGAAAGTCTGGCTGACCGAGACGTCTACCACCGCATCAAACCTTTCTTTTGACACTATGGAGGTCTGCACATCCTCTCCAAAGCGGTCAACCACATAGTTCATCAGCCGATTTTCGCAGCGTACTCTGACCTTGCAAGGCTTTCCGTCGAACATACTGAACACATCTACAGTATAATCCACAGGATCAAATCCCTCCGGGCGCGGAACAATAGGCGTATCAAGTATCTCGGGCAGTTTCATCCTGTCCACTCGATAGGTAATGATTTTTCCGCCCTTTTCGTGGTGCTCGGAATAGCCAAGCAAGTAGTATTTGTCCTCGTTATACAGCATGGCATAAGGCGAAAAAACATATTTCTCTCCGTCATGTTTCGGCACGAAGGACTTGTCAGGTGCATACTCACAATACTGAAACGCTATCTGTCGTTCTGCGTTAATAGCCTTGAAAATGGTATCCACTGTGAGGAAGATGGATTCATTCTCCGGCTTGATCCGGCCTGCGGTATATAGGTGACGCTCAAGTTCCTTCGCGCTGGCTTCACCGGCCATGGTCATCAGCTTGCCAACAAGAATCTCGCTTTTTTTGCTTGTGATGAACTTTGATGATTCCACTGCATCTACCAGCAGCTTCAACTCTGCAAGCTCAAACTGCCTGTCTGAGAAGTAGTATTTTGTCTGAGTTCCTTTAACCGGATAGATTTCGATACCACATCGGTTTAGTGCATCTATATCTGCCTTGACGGTCTCGCGGTCGGTTGGAACACCCCGTTCGGTGAAATACGATACAATCTGCGCGGTCGAAAGCAAATGGTTCTCATCGGTCTTTGTGTATAGCAGCTTTAGCAGCTCAATAAGGCGTTCCTTTCCGGTCATAGGCGTGTCCTCCGATTATTTTCCTGATTTCTTATATCGCACAAACAGCACGATGAACGTAACAAATGCGACAGCGGCTACACTTGCCATGATGATTCCCATCGTACAGCCGAGGCTGTACGCCTCAGCGTTCTCCGGGCGCATCCGTAGTCCATGAAAAGCTGCTCCTACGGCAAGCGAAACGAGGCAGATGCTTAACGCCGCAATCCAAGGGGCTTTATGTTTTGATTTTATCATTCTATTGCTCCAAATATTACGCTGCTTATCTCGTATATATCGTCTATCGGGATTTTTGTCCCGTCACGCATGATGACGAGGTGCTCATATTCGTCTATCTTCTTTACACTGCCGGTTACGGTGACATACGCACCGCCGGATTTCTTCTTATCCGGCAGGAAGTAGGTGACAGATGCCTCCGGCTGCTCGTCCAAGGTGTCATAGATCATGCTCAGACGCTCATTCAGTTCCTCTTTGCGATACTCGTCCAATTCCTCTTTATTGTCAGTCAGACGAGCGGTTTCCTTTACCGCGTCATCATAGCCAGTCAAAGCGGCGAAGGGCGAGAACTGTGCCGCTCGGTCATGCAATGTCATATGAGGGCGCGTGGCGGACTGATGGTGAGGAAGGTCTATGATATCGTTGTACTGATCAATCACCCCACATTACCCCTTTCTATTACAATAAGTTTGGGTGGAAGTCCGGCAACCAGCCGGGCTTCTTTCCGTCTCGTGCCTAAGCTACAATAAGAGGAGCAACTGGCTGACCTCTCCTTTCTTGGGCTTTCATGTCCGAATTTAAGACTGTCAGCCATCCTCTTGTTGCAGCGTTCGATTTGAGCAGGTTGAGCCTACCGGGATACCGGGGAGTTCGTGTCACCCAATAGATTGAATCGGCAGCGAGAAAAGATGGGTTCCGGTTGCGGATTCTTTGTACTGGAGGAATGTGAATGAACTCTGTTGGCATCGATGTCTCCAAGGGCAAGAGCCTGATTGCTGTCATGCGTCCCTTCGGAGAAGTAGTAGTCTCACCTCGCGAGGTACGGCACACCGACAGTGAACTGAGCGAGCTGGCAAAGCTGCTCAAAAGTCTGGACGGTGAGACCCGTGTGGTGATGGAATCCACGGGCAATTACCATGCGCCTGTGGCTTGGCTGCTCCACGACGCAGGGCTTTATGTCTCCGTGGTCAACGCAATGCTGGTGCATGACTACGGGAACAACAGTTTAAGGCGGGCCAAGACCGACAGGAAAGATGCTGTAAAGCTGGCGAACTACGGTCTCGACCACTGGCCCACGCTGCCGAGATACGTCCCGGAGGAAGATACCCGGCTGATGCTGAAAAACTGCTACCGGCAATACCAGCAGTATTCCAAAGTTCAGACCATGCTCAAGAACAACCTGATCTCCTTGCTGGATACTGCTTTCCCTGATGCAAATCGCCTGTTTGCCAGCCCACCTCGCGCCGATGGCAGCGAGAAATGGGTAGACTTTGTGGCCGCCTTCTGGCACGCTGAATGTGTCTGTGAACTTTCAGAAAAAGCCTTTACTACTCGTTACCAGAAGTGGTGTAGGAAACACGGCTATAATTTCAGCGAGGATAAGGCATTGGACATTTATGCTTCCGCCTGCGGTCATTTTGGTGTCATGCCGAAAACTGAAACAGCACATCTTCTGGTGGAGCAAGCAGTGTCCCAACTCCATGCGACCTCCGCCGCTTTAGCCGCTCTCAAACAGGAAATGCAAAAGCTAGCTTCGACTTTGCCGGAATACCCTGTCGTTATGCGGATGTTCGGAGTCGGGCCGGCACTTGGCCCGCAGCTCATGGCCGAAATTGGCGATGTGCGCCGCTTCCACTCCAAAAAAGCTCTGGTAGCCTTCGCCGGCATTGACGCTCCGCCTTACCAGTCCGGCACCGTGAATGTCCGCAGTTGCAGCATCTCCAAGCGCGGCTCATCCTCGTTGCGTAGGACGCTCTTTTTGGTGATGGGCATTATCCTCCAAAACTCGCCTGCCGATGAGCCGGTCTACCAGTTCATGGACAAGAAACGCTCCGAGGGCAAGCCCTACAAGGTCTATATGATGGCCTCCGCCAACAAGTTCCTGCGTGTCTACTATGCTTCCGTGAAAGGCTATTTGGATTCACTGGAACGGGATTAACATTACTATGAATACTGCAGGGTGGCCGCCATTCGATTTCCAGATGCATAGCGGCTTGGTTTGGTGTGCCATTCTTACCGTGTTCAAATTCTTGAAATTTCTGCTTGACTTTTGTTAGCAGGTCTTAAAACAGTTAAACCGTAACAACAATCCCCTTGTGGTCGGACAAAAGCTTGTCCTGATTCCATTCTTCAACTCGCACTTTCTTTTGATTACCAAATCCACGCGTCAGAGCAATGTGGTCGATGCACTCCGGTTGAGCCTCTGTCAGCAGTACAAGATCGTTTTGAGCAAACGACTCCATCAGAATCTTCCTGCCAGACTGCGTGAAATAGTAGTTGTCCGCGAAGCTGCAATTTAAGTCTCCGCATAAACAAAAGCCATCAGCTTCTTGTGACAGCCGTTTTATGTCAGCCACTTGGCTGGACAAATCCAGTGCGAAAGACGGATGACGGTTCCCATATATTCCGGCAATCGTTCCATAAACCAACAAACTTCCCCACTCCGTCTCCAATTCAACGCAAAGCGAAGTGTATTTGTCGAATGTTGAATACCGCCTGATACAAGGATAATTTGTAAATATCGAGACGCGATTTTCGGTCTGCTTGTAATGAACGGGCCGTCCTTCATCTATTGCCGGAGTCGAAAAACAATAACGGTAGTCAGGCGAAACCTGACAGTCGGTTTCCGTAAGCACCAAAATATCCGCTTTTGCCTTATCACATAAGGATATAATTTCTGCGAGTGCCTTTTGATGTTTAAGCCGTTCGACATTCCAAGTTGCAATTCTCATGCCTTGTGCCCGCCTATCTGCTTGTTGCGGGAAATGGTTGTTGCGCCGTCCTCAAGATTCATGCCCTTGAGTACGGCGTTTTTTCCGTACTTCTCACGCAGCGTGAGGATTGCCTCTTGGATGTGACGCTCGCGTTCCAGCGCGGCATCTTCCTCTGCGCGTATCTTTTGTACCGCCTCATAATCCGTAAACAGGTCAAGCTGTTCACAGGCTTCCGTTTGTACGGTATTCTCACCGACGAGACGGCAAGCCGTGACGTGGATACGGCGAACAAGCAGATTCTTGTCAACAATACGGTCGAACAGCTCCATGACCGCCTTCATAATAAGCATGTTCGAGGAGGTCTGCCGCTCAAGATTAATGCTGCCGTGGGCGTTTTTCGGTATCTTGCGCCCATAATAGTCGGTCGTTACCTTACCTTTGTAGGCGCGGCTTATGGCGGGGTCTGTCAGGTTTTCAATGTCATAGCCGATGTCAAGCACCATCTGATCAGTGACGAGCTTCTTCTCCAGCAAATCAAGAACGAGCAATTCCGTCATCTCACGGACAATCAGCTTCGTCTTCTTGTTGTCATAGGGGCAGCTGAGCACCTGACCGGAGCTGAGACTGTTTGTGCAGGGCTTATAGGCTTTAATCTCGGCAATGGTGCATGGCTCCCATCCCCAGGCATGGTCTATGAGCAGTTCCGCATTTACGCCGAACAGCTTATATAGCATAGCTTCATCATTGAGTGACCGCCGCGCTACATCGCCCATGGTGTTCATACCGTTGGCTTCCAGCTTCGAGGCGTAGCCTCGTCCAACACGCCAGAAGTCAGTGAGTGGCGTATGTGTCCAAAGCAGGCGGCGATAGCCCATCTCGTCCAGTTCAGCTATTCGTACACCGTTTTTATCCGGTTCTATATGCTTCGCCTGAATGTCCATGGCGATCTTCGCAAGGTATAGGTTTGTGCCGATACCCGCAGTCGCCGTAATGCCTGTGGCGGTCAGCACGTCCTGTATCAGCATCATGGTCATTTCACGGGGTGTGAGATTGTAGGTGTTGAGATAGCTGGTCGCATCGATAAACACCTCATCGATGGAATAGACATGGATGTCCTCCGGCGCAATGTATTTCAGGTAAATCTGATAGATTTTCGTGCTGCACTCCATGTAGTGAGCCATCTGAGGGGTTGCAGTAATATAGGAGACTGCCAGCTCCGGCGAGTTCCTCAGTAGAGTTGCATCGAATGATTCGCCGGTCAACTTGCGCCCCGGTGCGCTCCTCTGTCGCTGTGCATTGACCTCTTTGACCTTTTGAACGACTTCAAAAAGGCGAGCTCGTCCGGGTATGCCGTAGGCTTTTAGCGATGGAGAAACCGCAAGGCAGATGGTCTTTTCAGTCCGGCTGGCATCGGCGACAACGAGATTGGTTGTCAAAGGGTCGAGACCACGTTCCACACACTCCACGGAGGCATAAAACGATTTGAGGTCGATGGCGATGTATGTGCGGTTTTTCTGCGCCATGCGGCTTTTCCCTCCCTCAATATAGTATTTGGCAGCTTTTATCTATTCTCGAATATCCACTGAAGTTTGTTTTCTTCGATTGTTTCCCATATCTGGTTTATCACTGTGCCCATCTCCAGAATCCTATCCTTGCTGATGTTGCAGATTTGGTCCTCATTTAACTGGTCTGCCAGAAGGCATAGCAGTTTGTCAACCAACTTGGCGGTTTCTTCCGGCAAAAACTCAAGCCCAATACTGAACCGTTCCTCAACCTCGCTATGAGCAACTACTGTCGGATTGGTTAGAACCGTCGAGCAATAATGCCCAAGCAACGCAATCTGGACGGGTGTATTTGAAACAGCGGCAAGGAGAATCTGCTTCATCTGGCCTTGTATATCCCATGCTATGTCTTGGGGCTCATCATCAGCTACTATATTGCAGATCGTGTCCGCTATAAACTCACACCAAAGCTGCGTACCGAATGCGAGCCGTTCCTGATACTCCCGCTCATCATCGGGCAGATTCTCATGGTAAAGCCGGTCATTACTTGCCTCGCGTCTCTTGAAGTATTCCAGCCGTTCATCGTTTATTGCCTCGATGTACTTGTTGGAAAGCAGATGTCCCCACTCGTGCCAAAGCGTTCTCTCGAACTCCGTTGGTTGAGAAAACCGGAATTGATATAGAAGTACCTCGCTTCCGGATGTGCCATGAATCACCTCACCCCATGTCTGGAGTGAAAAGCCACTGTCAAAAGCCTGGCAGCGCGCCAGCGCCGCATTGTGCTTTGCCTCGGCATTTGCACGGCTGCACACTGTCAAAGGTGTGTTTTCAAGTAGCGTTGAGACTCCACTGTGAGAAGACATCCGTTCAACAAATTGAGTCCTCGAAGTGGGAATAATCTCTTTAATCTCCGTCATTGTAAGCATGGTTTTTCTCCATTCGGATTTATGTATCATCAGTTCTCTATTACTGCATCACAACTGAACATCATTTCTATCTATGAGCTGTCTGGATTGATATTCAGCTAACCGTTTTGACAGCATGGTATTCCTCGATGAAGTTTTCTGATTACGAATTGCGTATGCAACCGCCTTCTTCTCGCCGACAAGCACCAACGCCCTTTTAGCGCGTGTAACACCGGTATATAAGAGATTGCGTTGAAGCATAACGAAATGGGTCATCATAAAAGGCATGACAACAATCGGGTACTCAGAGCCTTGCGCCTTGTGAATCGTTGTGGCATATGCAAGAACCAGCTCGTCGAGCTCCGTGGAATCGTAATCCACAGATCTGTCATCATATGCTACCGTCAATTCTCTGTCTTCCAGATTAACAGATGTGACTGTGCCTATATCTCCGTTGAAGACTTCCTTGTCATAGTCATTTTTTATTTGCATGACTTTATCATGTATTCTGTATTCGATACCGCCGCGACGTAAGCAGAGTGTTCCTGGATTTAGAGTCTGCTGCAAAACTTGATTTAGGTTAGCAGCCCCTACGATGCCTCTCTGCATTGGTGTAAGGACTTGAATAGCTTGAAAAGGGTCAACGCCATAATACTTCGGCAGTCGCTGTGTGCAGTAGTCAACAATACTTTTCAAAGCGGCCTCTGGTGAGGCTTCCTCCACAAAGAAGAAATCCGAATCGCTGGAATTCTTGACCTCAATTCGTTGTCCCTTATTGATACGGTGGGCGTTCATGATTATTCTGCTACCCTGCGCCTGACGGAAAATGCGCTCAAGTCGGACAACCGGCACAATCCCAGAGTCAATAATATCTTTCAGCACATTACCGGCTCCTACACTGGGAAGTTGGTCGGTATCTCCAACCATAATCAATGTCATATGCTGAGGAATAGCTTTCAACAAGTTATACATCAAAATCGTGTCGATCATGGAGCACTCGTCTACGATAAGCACATCGCCCTCCAATGGATTATCCTCCGTCCGCTGATAGCCTTCGGGTGGCTTGAACTCCAACAGCCGGTGAATAGTCTTTGACTCCAGACCAGTCGCCTCTGACATGCGTTTTGCAGCGCGTCCGGTCGGCGCGGCAAGAATGACCTCGCATCCTGTTTTTTGATATGCTGATATAATGCCCATCGTGGTCGTGGTTTTTCCTGTTCCCGGGCCCCCAGTCAGAACCATCATCTTTGATGAGACAGCCACTTTTATGGCATCAATTTGTACTTCGTCATATGAAATGCCATCTTTGGAGGAAATAAGCTCAGAGATGCGGCCTGCATCAATGCGACTCACGATTGGAGCAGATATAAGGTCGGCAATATGCTTTGCACAGCCGCACTCAGAAAAATAGAATGGAGGCAGATAGATGGCATCATTTTCGCATATGACATCTTCGGCGCGAATCATTTCGTCAAGCGCTGACTCCAAGGAAGCGGCTTCCACATTCAACAGCTTTGTACCGGTCTCAATAAGTTGATCATGTGTTGCATAGCAATGACCTTCTTCGGATAATCGATTTAGCGTGTATGTAATCCCGCCGCGCAGACGAGGAAAACAATCCTTCGCAAAGCCGAGCTTCGTTGCAATCCCATCTGCGGTTTTGAATCCGATGCCCCAAATTTCATCCGCAAGTCGATACGGATTCTCTTTGACGTTCTCGATGCTCTTATCTCCATAAGTTTTGTATATTTTTGTTGCATGAGAAGTGCTGACCTCATGTCCTTGCAGAAACAACATGATGTTTTTGATTTCTTTCTGCGCCGCCCAACTGACCTTGATTTGCTCCACTCGCTTTTTTCCAATGCCAGGGACATCAATCAAGCGCTCAGGTTCTGCTTCAATCACATCGAGGGTATCTTTTTCAAAGGTGGCAACAATCCTGTGTGCAAATTTGGGGCCTATTCCTTTGATAAGTCCGGAACCGAGATATTTCTCAATCCCGAGAACCGTTGCAGGTAGTGTTTCTTCCCATTTTTCTGCGGTAAACTGTCGGCCATATTTACCGTCAACCTTCCATACACCTTGCAACGACAAGACTGAGCCGACGTGAACATCCGGCATTGCACCGACCACAGTCACGAGATCAGAATACCCTTTGGCCTTGCACTTTATTACCGTGTAGCCATTCTGCTCATTCTGATATGTTATTCGTTCAACTACACAGCGCAAAAAGTCCAAAACGATTCCCCCCTTATGACAGATTTGACTATAAATCGATTTATCCGCACATCCGGCGCATAATCTCACCGCCGTGCTCATTGATCCACTTGATTTTATCCTTGTAGTCAGGCATCACGGAATCGACAAGTGCCCAGAAAGCAGGAGAGTGATTCATTTCTTTCCGATGGCAGAGCTCATGAACAATTGTGTAATCCGCAATTTCAGGCGGGGCAAGCATCAGTAGACAATTGAAGTTCAAATTACCTTTGCTGCTGCAACTACCCCATCTGGAAGTTTGGTTCCGTATTGTTATCCTGCCGTATGTAACGCCGATGATTTTGGCGTAATAGGCAACACGAGGTGGAAGCTCTGCCAAAGCTTTATCTGCAAGCGCTCGGATATCTGTTTCGGTAAGGCGTGGCTGCATCGGAACCTCTGCACGTTCTTCCTGCTTTTGCCGAACGATTTGAAGGTGCTTTTCAAGCCAGTCCTTCTTTTCGTTCAAAAAGTTCCGCATTTGAGCCTCGGTCATTGCCAGCGGAGAGCGCAACAAAACCTGTCCATTTGGCTTAATTTCTAAGCCTACGGTTTTCCTCGCACTGCGGATGACGGATACTTTCATCCCATCTAAAGATAACTCAGGGGTTTTTCTATTTGCCATTTGTCTATCTCAATGCGTTCAGCGCCTTGTGATATCTTTCTTCGTCGAAGGGCTGATTTTCTTTCATTACGTCATAGATTTCGCCTACAGCCGCGCTGCCGATTAAATTTCTTGCTTCTTTATCCGTGTGTCCGGCGGAAAGCAGACGATTATAAGTTTCACGGACATACGGCGTATTTTCATCGCTAAGCTGATTGTCAACTACCTGCATAATGAGCTTGTTGAGTTCCGGATTGTAGTCGGGATTTCTTTTCTGCATAGTTCCAGCCTCCAGTATTATGACATTGTTAAGAATGTTAGTGGCTCGCTTGCTGGTATTCATCAAAGCATATCTGCAAATCAAAAGATGATACTTTATTCTTGGCCTTCTGTGAATTCCAGCATATCATCCACCCGACAGTCCATCACCCGGCAGATGCTTTCAATGCTCTCCAGCGATATATAGCGGTTCCGTTTCAGTCGCGTGATGATATTAGCGGAGAACCCCGCCGCCTTCATGAGATGTGCTGTCGTGACTTTCTTATCGATCATCAGGTGGAACAGCCTGTCATAGCATACAGCCATAAGAAAACCTCCAGATTGTTGGTAGGTTTATTCTATCACGAAAAGATGAATAAATCAATTAGTTGATGCGCCCACAGACAACACAACGTTGCAATTTTCAAGAATAAACTACTCGTATTAAACCGTATTGGTAAGCAAAAAAAAGAATCCCACCGAAAAACGGCAGGATTCCTGAGTGATCGAGAAGCTATTCATCAAGTCCGGCGAAGAAGTCATCATACGAGCAGTTGTATATCTTCTTGAGTTCAATAATCACGCTTGCACGGATGTTCAACTCTCCGGCTTCGTACTTGGCATAGCAGCTTCGGGCTATGTCACAGCCCCGACGTTGAAGTTCGGCGCAGAGCTTTTCTTGGGATAATCCACTCTGGTCTCTGAGTCGCCTGAGGTTATCGCCCATATTGCGATCCCGCCGAATCTTTTGTTCCATCTCTCCGCCCTCCTTCCAACAACTTCTGACCAGTATTGGTTGCAGCAGAGCTTATTGTATGCTATTATTTGCATAGATATTGTCCGTGATACTGGTCAATTATGGAGTGAGAGATGAAAGAAAAAACTTGCTGCTTCACAGGTCATAGGAAAATCCCGCCTGACCGATATGAAATGGTGGCCAGACGGTTGAAGGATGAGATTGTAATATTAATAGAACAGGGGTACACGTTCTTCGGAGCAGGCGGCGCACTTGGTTTTGATACGTTGGCAGCGCGGACAGTCTTGGGACTAAAAGTGAGTTATCCGCACATCAAATTGATCTTAGTGCTTCCTTGTCATGACCAAACAAGAGGATGGTCAAAAGCCGATGTCATAGTCTATGAGCAGATCAAGTCTTGCTGCGATAAGTTCGTATATACCTCGGAAGAATACGACAGCAGCTGTATGTTCAAGTGCAATCGTCATTTGGTAGATAATAGCAGTGTATGTATTTGTTATTTGACTGAAAGCAAAGGCGGAACGGCGTACACAGTAGACTATGCGAAAAAAGCCGGAATAAGGGTAATTAACATCGCATGAATTGGAGAAAGATAATGGACAAGAGAAAGATAGAGTCAGCCCATCGTGCCCTTGAACAAATTGCGGAGAAGAATAACACGACTGTAGAAGAAGTCAGAAAGCAAATTAAAATCGCAATGATAAATGGTCTTGTCAGCGATGACCCAAGACAAAAAGCCTACTGGGAAAGTATCCCACGCGAGGGTGATATCCCGACGCCGGAGGAGTTCATCGCCTATACAGCCGATGTCGTGCGGAAGATGAAAATTAAGTAAGGCAGGCTGATCTCATCGTATGAGTGTGACGCTAAAACCGCCGACGCCGAGTTTCTTCTCTCCAAGCGTCAGTATAACCGAGTATCTGCCAGGGTATCCTTGCAAAAGGATAGTGAAATTTCTGTCCTAAAAAAGCAAACCTTGGTGCTTTTCTTTCAGCAGGGTTTGCTTTTTTACATTATAATATGATACTGTCCATATGCTTAAAATCAAGCGCTACATCTGTATTTTTAAAGGTAATCTCAAACAGAATCAGTGCAGGTAACACATCGGGGATGCTCATAATGTATTCCGGAGTTTTTTCAAAAATGAAGATGAAAATTTTGAACAATATCAAAGTGAAGCGAGAGCAAGGTGGATTTGAAATAGAGATGGCATGAAAATCAGCCGATGGGAGTTCTGGCTCTCATCGGCTGATAAACTCGTAATGATTGGGGTTAGCCATAGTGTGAGAAAATACTCTTTATAAAGGGACTCTCATTACTTTAGCCTGCAATTATCCATTATCGTTGGTAAATTGGCTGTTATAGAGCTTGGCATAGAGCCCGTTTTCCTCTATCAGGCTATCATGGGTGCCCGTTTCCTTGATGTCTCCGTTTTCCATATAGATTATCATGTCGGCATCCTTGATGGTGGAAAGGCGATGGGCAATGACAAAGCTGGTGCGACCCTTCATCAAGGTTGCCATAGCCTCCTGAATTAAAACCTCGGTTCGGGTATCCACCGAACTTGTGGCCTCATCCAAGATCATAATCGGGCTGTCGGATAAGATTGCACGGGCAATTGTTAGCAGCTGGCGTTCTCCATGTGCCAGGTTGGTTGCACCCTCTTGAAGCATAAAGCTATAGCCGTCGGGCAGCGTGTTGATGAAGAAATCTGCACGAGCAGCCTTCGCCGCCGCAACCACTTCCGCGTCACTGGCCTCCAGTCTGCCGTATCGAATGTTTTCCATAATGCTGCCTGTAAACAGCCATGTGTCCTGCAACACCATGCCAAAGATTTCCCTGAGGTCAGTACGCTTCATCTTACGAATGTCTGTTCCGCTGACAAGGATTTTGCCTCCGTTGATATCATAAAACCTTAGCAGAAGGTTGATTAGAGTGGTTTTGCCTGCACCTGTCGGACCCACGATTGCCACCTTGCTGCCCGGATTGACCTTTAAGCTAACATTATGCATCAGCGTATTGTAAGGAACATACCCAAATTTGACATTCTGGAATTCCACGCTTCCGTCAATTTTCTGGGGTTTGATTGGATTTTCAGGCTCGGGAACTTCTTCATGCTCATCCAAAAACTCAAACACTCTGGTGGCGGCAGCAGCCGTCGATTGCAGAACATTTGCAATCTGAACCGTCTGATTAATGGGTTGTGAAAACTGTCTTAAATACTGGATAAAGGATTGAATCATACCTATGGTCATTCTGCCGCCGATGACCAGTGCGCCGCTGACCACAACCACCGCTACATAGCCGATGTTGGTCATGCCTTGTGTAATTGGCATCAGGGTGCTGGACATAAACTGGGATTTCCAGCCGCTGCTGTACAATTCCTCATTGGTATCTTCAAACTCCTGAATGGTTTCTTCTTCCGTGCCATAGGCACTTACAATGTTGTGACCGGTATAGACTTCCTCTACATATCCGTTTATTTCACCCAAGGTTTCTTGCTGAGCCTTAAAGTATTTTTGTGATGCACCGGCAATTTTGATGGATATCACAAGTGCAAGAGGCACTGTAATGACGCCGATCAAGGTCAAAATGGGGCTTATAAACAGCATCATTGCAAAAATACAAATAACCGACGTAATTGCGGTTACGATTTGATCAAGGCTTTGCTGCAGGCTGTTTGAAATGGTGTCTACATCGTTTGTAATACGGCTCAGGATATCGCCGTAGGTGTTTGTATCAAAGTAGTTCAGGGGTAGTTTCTTAAATTTTTTATCCACCTGGTTTCTAAGATCATAAATTGTTTTTTGCGACACTCTTACCAGAATATAGGTGCTCAGATACTTGAATGCGGCATAAAGAATGTAAGTGGAGGCAAGTATGATAAGGATGGTGACAAACTGCCTAATAGCCTCGGGAACAGGCACTCCGCCTATTACAAGACCCACCATGGAATCGGTAGCCTTGCCCAAAATAAAAGGACCCAGGCTGTTGAACAGCGATGCGAAAACAATGAAAACGACGGATAAGACCAGACCTTTGCAATAGGGCTTCATAAAGTAAAACAACCGACCGAAAACTTCTTTAAAGCTGATGGATTTTGTTTGCTTATTTTTCATTGTTTACACCTCCTCTTTGCTTAACTGTGAATATACAATTTGCTTGTACACTTCACAGCTTTCAAGCAGCTGATCGTGCTTGCCAAGGCCAACGCATTTGCCGTCTTCTAAAACGAGAATTCTGTCTGCATTCATGATTGTACTGACCCGCTGTGCCACGAGGATTACGGTTGCATCTTTTGCCTCTTCCAACAGCGCCTTGCGCAGTGCTGCGTCTGTCTTAAAATCCAAGGCCGAAAAGCTGTCATCAAATATATATATTTCAGGCTTGCGAGCAATTGCACGGGCAATTGCAAGACGCTGACGCTGCCCACCCGACACATTGGTGCCGCCTTGTGATATGGGAGCTTCAAATCCACCATCCTTGTCCATAACGAAATCATAAGACTGTGCTATTTTAATGGCGTGTTCAACATCCTCTTCTGTTGGGTTTTCGTTTCCATAACCAACATTTTCAGCAATGGTTCCTTTAAACAGAAATGCTTTTTGCGGAACCAGGCCGATTTTGCCGCGTAAGACCTCAAGGTCCATGTCCTTTACATTGACGCCGTTGACCAAAACCTCTCCCTGCTGCACATCATAAAATCTGGGAATCAGGTTGACCAGCGTAGATTTTCCCGAGCCTGTTGACCCGATGATTGCCGTTACTTCGCCCGGTGCGGAATCAAAGGAAATATTCTCAAGCACCGGCGAGATTGCATTGGGGAAAGTAAAGGTTACATTGCGAAAAGAAACATAGCCTTTTTGTGCGGTTTCTTGGGTTGCATTTTCGTTTGTGGCAATTATCGAGGCTGTATCAAGAACCTCATTGATTCTTTTGGCCGAAACCGCTGCTCTGGGGTACATCACAAAAATCATGGATAGCATCATTACTGACATCATAATCTGCATCACATATTGAATGACCGCAATGACATCGCCAATTGGTATCGCGGAAGTCATATTGATAATCTGGTATCCACCGAAGGCGATCAACGCAACCATGGTTGCATACAAAATCAGGCTGAGCCCCGGCATCATAATGCCCATGGTGGTATTTATCTTCATCGCATTTTTCATAAAGTCCTTGTTTACTTTATCGAAACGGTTTTCTTCAAAATTTTCTGTACCGAAAGCCCTTGCCACACGTATTCCTGTTAACTTTTCCCGGGTGACAAGGTTGATTTCATCCAGCTTTGTCTGCATTTTGATTGACAGAGGCATGACAATCTTGCCAATCAGTAAAACGAAAAGGATCATAATCGGCATTGAAATCAGCAAAATCATAGACATACTGGTACTTTTGGCAAGGGCCATAATGATGCCGCCTACGCACATAATGGGAGCCATCAGGCAAACCCTAAGCAGCATATTCATAAAATTCTGAACCTGTATCACATCATTATTGGTTCGGGTAATTAGAGACGATGTGGAAAAATTATCAAATTCAGTTTGAGAAAAATACTGCACTTTTCTAAATACTTTACTCCGCAAATTTTTGCCCACTCCTACCGACACTATCGAGGACAAAAAGCCTGTGGCCACACTGCATATAATTCCGAGAAGGACGAAAAGCAGCATTGTTCCGCCGATAGAAACAATCCCGATCATATCACCACTCGGGATTGCTGTGTTAATGACGTCTGATAGATACATTGGTAATGCCAGATTGGCAACAACTGATCCCACTATTGTAATGAGAATCAACAGAATTGCCCACTTGAACCGCAGCAATTCTTGAAACATTTTCTTCATCAAAATACCTCCTATTTAAACGTTGAACCTCCTGCCCGAATTACACGAAAATTGCCACAATATTTCGGGCATTGCCTCTGCTTTACACAACAACACACCATATTTAAAGGCATGGTTCGTAAAGGCAATCGGTTCTAATCTCCTTGATATGTCGTTGGAAAGACAGTCCCCTCGCTACTTATGTTGACTTCTCTCCCTATTTCTTGCATCTCAGAATCCAGAGATGCCACTCTCTCAGCGCATAAACGTAGCCTTTCGGTGATAGCGTTTCGATTTGACACATCCTTTTTGTATTTGATATCGTGCTCTATACTTGCCCAAAAGTCCATAGCGACCGTGCGGAGCTGCACCTCAACGCATATAGACTTTTTTTGGTTTGATAAGAAAATAGGAACCTCAACGAGCAGGTGCAGACTACGGTAGCCGTTTGGCTTGGGATGCTGGATGTAATCCTTCTTTTGGAGCAAAATAATATCATCTTGTCCAGTCAGCAGCTCCGCTATCGTATAAATATCCTCCATAAAAGAGCAAATAATGCGGATGCCCGCAATGTCATGGATATGCTCCCCCATATTAGCAATCGTTCTCGGAAGGCCAAGCCTATCCAGCTTTTCGACGATGCTGACCGGTCTTTTCAACCGCG